AGATGCCGAAGCGCAGCTCGAAGGCACGCCCGAAGACGCCCTTGAGGTCGTTGCCGTAGTCCACGAGGGTCTTGACCTGCTTGGCCGCGGAGCCCGCCGACTTGGCGGCCTTGGCGCTGCCGGTGGCGATGCCCTGGAACAAGGAGCCGTAGGAGATCGTGGCCGCCGCGACGGCGCCCCCGGACTGCCGGGTGAGGGTGGCGATGATGTTCTGCAGGAAGATGAGCTGGTCGGCCGAGACGCCGGCACCGTTGACCAGCTTCTCGAAGAGGCCCTGCAGGTTCGCGGCGATGGCTGCGGCGTCGCCCGGGGTCTGGGCGGCGATGGCGTCGATGGCCTGCAGCAGGTTCGAGAGGTTGGCCCGGCCCTCCTCGGTGGCGTCGGAGAAGTCGAGGCTCTCGCCGATGCTCTCGCCGAGCCCGTACAGCGCGTTCTGGGTGTCGACCCCGGCCTTGCTCGCCTCGGTGAAGAGACCGATCGTGTCGGCGAGGATGGCGGCGAGGTCCTCGCCGGAGCCTGCCGCGTTGTCGGCCTGGGTGGCGACGCTGCCAAGCGCGTCCGAATACTGGGGCAGCAGCGAGAGCACATCGGCGGTGCTGGCGCCCTGGGCGGCCTCACTCTGCAGCAGCGCGTTGAACGCCGCCTTGGCTGCCTCGATGTTGCCGTTGGAGACGGCGGCGGCCAGTGCGGTGTCGATCTCCTTGAGGTTGTCGCGCACCCGGCTGAGTGAGGTGTCGACCAGGCCGAAGCTGCCGATCTCGGCGAGCCCGCCGATCGCGCCTTCGATGTCGGCCTGCAGGTTGGCGAGGCCACCGAAGGTCTCATCGGTGAGGTTCTTGATCGAGGATCGGAGCCCCGCCTCATCGATGCCGCCGCGGCTGAAAAGCCCCTGGATCTTCTTGGTGAGGTCGTCGCCCTTGAGGCCCTCGATGTCCTTCTGCAGTCCGGCCGCCTCGCCGCGGATGCCGCGGAAGGACTCGATGCTGTTGCGCGCCCAGTTCGCCAGCTCGGTTGCGATGAGCAGCAGGGTGGCGGCGTGCAGCGCCTTCATGCCGACCGACAGGCCGTTGACGGCGATCGTCGTGCCTCGAGCGGCGACGCCAGTCCCGGCGATCGAGGCCCAGAGGCCCCGCATGCTGAGCGCGCTCGAGGCACTGGTCACACCGAGTTCGGCCATCGCCGTGCGCAGCGCGAGGGAGGCGGCGGCGGTGCGAACCATGATCGAGAACACCAGCAGCAGCGCGCCGGAGAGTACGCCGGCCACCAGGGCGAGCGAGGCGATCGAGGAGGCGATCGGGTTCTCGGCGATGCGCTGCAAGATCTGCAGGAAACCGATCGCCACATCCACCAGGCTGCCGAGCCCGGTGGCGGCCTCGCCGAGCTTGGAGATGAAGAGGGTGAAGTTGTTCACCAGCACGGTGAGCTTCTCGGCCACGGTCGAGGAGATGATGCCGTACTGCTTCTCGGTCTCGCCCGCCGAGTTGGTCGCGTTGTCCATGGAGGCTGCGAGCAGGTCGGTGTTCTGGGCAAGCTTCTGGAACACGGGCAGGTCGCGCGAGGCGGTGATGCCGAGTTCGCGCAGCACGAGGCCCATGTTGCCGCCGCTCTCGCCGACGCCCTCGAAGACATCCTGGATGACGGTGAAGGAGTCGGAGCCCCAGTCCTGCTTGAACTCCGCCGCGGTGCGCCCCGAGACGGCCGCGAAGGCGTTGAGGCGCTCGCCACCGCCAGCGATGGCGGTCTCGATGTTGGAGAAGAGGCGGGTGATGGCACCGCGGGCGAGTTCGGGGGCGGTGCCGAGCGAGGCGAGCGTGCCGGAGAGCGCGATGAGTTCGGTGCTCGACAGGCGCGCGGTGGTTGCCACACCCGCGAGCTGCGAGGCGATGGCGATGATCTGCGACTCGGTCGCCACCGAGTTGACGCCCACCTTGAGCACGGCGTCGGAGAGCTTCTGATAGTGACCCTGCACATCGGGGAGGAGCTGGTCGAGTCGACCGAACGCGGTTGCGGCGGCCTCGACCGAGACATCCGAGGTGGCGGAGAACTTGGCGACCTGCTCGGTGAACTCGGCGAGGCGGTCGCTCGAGATGTTGAGCTGACCACCGATGGTACTGATGCGGGTGAGCGCCTCGAAGGAGACCGGGATGCTCGAGTAGAGGTTCTCGAAGTCGCTGCGCAGCTTCTCGAGCGCGCCGCCCGTGGCGCCGGAGGTGCGCTGCACGTCGGCGAATTGCCGCTGGAACCGGATGGCGACGGCCGCGGTCGCCACCGAGAGGCCCAGCATGGCCGTGCCCGCGATGAGGGCCGTGTTGGAGATGTCGTAGAGCGCGTAGCGCAGGCGGGGGAGCGACTGCTCGGCAACGGCGACGCTGGCGGAAGCCTTCTTGGTCGAGTCGGCGAAGGTGCCCATCGAGCGACCGGCACCCGTGAGGTTGGTGGCCGCCTTCTCGGCCTTGCCTGAGACCTCGGTGAACTGCGCGCCGAGATGGCCGAGCAGCGTGACGGTCTGCTGGACCGCCTTGTCGACATCGCTGGTGTCGATGCCGAGGGCTGCGAGATACTCTTCGGAGCCGCCCACGCCAAGCCTCTCTGGCTATGCAGGGTTGGTCAGACCATCTCCGTACTCAGCGGGGTCGTACCCGCCTTCCGGCCGATCACGGTCGATGTCAATGTCATCGGCGCGATCCTGCGTTTCCTGAATGGCCGCCCGGTGGAAGTCCTGGCGCGTGAGGCCACCATACTCCATCCGGTTCCCGTCGGCATCCAGGACCACGGCGTAGCGCGAGACTCCGCGCTTGTTCTTCTTGTCGCCGTTCTCGGCATCCCACTTGGCGAGGGCCGTGTCGGCGTAGTCTTTGCGCTCCTCCACGACGATGAGAATGGCCGGGTCGATGTTCCGGGTGATCCAGTACGGCAGCCCCGAGTTCTTGGAGAACTCGTCATCGTAGATGCGATACGCCTGGTAGAGCAGCCGGTCGAGGTCGGTCCATTCGGAGTCGGGCTGCTCGCCGAAGATCAGGAAGGTCGGGCGGTGGTTTCCGAGAATCGCCGCCCTGAGCATGCCCAGGATGCCGGCGTTCTCGCTCCGGTGAAACTCGCCTGCTAGAAACCCGGCTCCTCGGTGGCCTGCTGCGAGATCTGATCGCTCTGGGTGAGCGCGAGGTACTCGTCGTAGAGCCGGAGCCACTGACTCGGCGGCAGGGTGTCCTTGAACGTGTAGAAGAGGCTCGAGCGCTTGCCGAGATCCATCTTGGCCCCGGAGGCGTCGACCACCTCGAGCACGGTCTGCCCGAACAGCAGCGAGTCGATGTAGTCGCTGAACTGCTGCACCCGCTCGTGGGGCACCTGCTGGATGGCCGGGTCCACGAAGCGCTTGAGCGCCTTGCGCCGCGCGACGTCGGCCGCGATCATCGGGAAGGCACGCATCCGCACCACGAGGGCGCCCTTGAGCATCTCGGCGCGGGCGGCCTCGAGTTCGACCTCGACCTCCTCGAAGCGGGCCGTCAGCTCGGCGTGCGTGGTGCTGGCGATGTCGAAGGCGATCGTCTCCTGCTCGGCGGAGCCGGCGACCGCCCCGTTGCCCTCGAGCGCGGCGTCGAGCGCCTTGCGCTTGTCTGCGAGCCCGACCCGGCCGAGCTGGTCCGCCAGGGTGCGCGCGCGGTCGTTGACGGCCTGGTAGGCGTCCACCGCCTGCAGGTCGGTGTAGAGGATGACCTTGCCCTCGCGGTGCTTGATCCCGCGGAGGCGCTCAGTGAGCGAGAAAGTCTTCTGGGCCTCGGCCGCGATCTCGTCGGGGGTCTGGGGCGCCTTGGGCTCTTCCGGGTCGATCAGGGGGGCGTCGTACACGTCGTCGGTCACGTTCTACTCCGTTCGGTGGGGATGTCGCGCCAGCATACAGCAGAGACCCCCGGCCGTGGAGCCGGGGGTCTCGCTGCCTACTGCGCCTTCGGGTTGACCGCGCGCGCCGGAGGCGGATCAGGAAACGGTGGTGGCGAAGGTGATCGGGGTGGCGCCGGGGATCGAGGCGGTGATGGTGGCGGAGCCCGCGGCCACGCCCTGCACGATGCCCTTGCCGACGATCTTGGCCTTGGTGGCGTCCGAGGTGGTCCAGATCGCGCGGGAGGTGACCACGTCGCCGCCGAGGGCCGCGCCGCGGAGCGCGATGGCCGTACCGGTGATCGTGATGGTCGCGCCGCCGATCTGGGTCATCACCAGCGGCGAGGCCGCCTTGACCTTGGCCCACGGGTAGGTGGTGCCCTGCGGAATCATGTTGAACAGGCCCGCGTAGCCGCCCGTGCCCTCGGTGTCCGGCGCGAAGCCGTCGACCATGACGAGGTAGGTGTTGACGTTGTCGCCGGCCGCCCATGCCTGGTTGGTCGACTTGAACCCGACGCGCTCGGCGATGACGAGCGGGGTGCGGTTCGTCTTCACGAGGTTGAATACCTGACGCAGGATCGAGGTGGTGTCGGTGACCTTCGGCAGGAAGAACGGGATCGCTCCGCCGAACTGGGCGAAGCCGCGGAGGACCGAGGCTGCGTCGTCGTCCAAGGAGCGGTCGTCCACCTGCTCCGACGCCTGGGCGCCGAAGTCGAGGCCGTCCCAGCGGATCGCCGGGCTGGCCTGCAGCATGGCGTTCAGCTCGGTGTCGAGCGGCTGGGAAAGGTCGGCGATGGCGTTGGCCGCACCGATGGCGATAGTGATGCGCTTGTTGGCGAGATCGCGCGTGGGCATTCGTCCGTCTCCTTACGAAAGCAGGGTGTAGAGGGTGTTGACCACACCCGTCGGGAGGGGGTTCTGCTGGATCTTGAGGTTGCCCCGATCCTCCTTGACATCCACCGGGTTGTCGGTGAACACCTCGTAGATCGAGACGATCTGGCCAGAGGCGAAGGCCGCAGTCGATGCGTACCCGAGCCGGTCGACCGCAGCGTAGCGCACATCCGGCGCGTTGAGGAGCTGGGTGGCGAGATTGAACACCCCGGTATCGGCCTGGTTCTTGTCGCGCAGCGCGACCAGCTCGGCGTCCACGTTGTAGAAGGTCGGGGTCTCCTCGTTGCCGATGGAGCAGACCGTCAGCTCGGTGTCGGTGTCGGAGGCCGCGAGGCCCAGCGTCACGTCATCCAGCAGCGCACACGAGATGTTGCCGCCCGATCCGGCGCCGGTCGCGGAAGTCGTGATGACCGAGCGCCAGGTGTCGAGGACGGCGGAGGTGGGGGCGCTGATCGGGCAGGTCGTGCCCGCCGTCCCGACGAGCAGGGGCTCGGTCGCGCCGTCGATGACGGGGACCAGCATGATCGTCCGGTTGGCCCGGAGAAGGCGATCGATGGGCATTTACTTCTCTCCCTGCTCGGTGGCGGCCGGAACGCCGGCATCCTTGGCGGCGGCTTCTGCCTGCTCCTGGGCGGCCTTCGCGTCGGCCTCGGCCTGCTCCGCTGCGGCGCGTGCCTCGCGGGCGACCTTCGAGTTTGGGGCGCTGGTCTCGAGGATGGCGTCGAGGTTGGCCTGGGCTTCGATCTCGGCGTCCGTGGGGGGCTCCGGGTTGTCGAACTCTCCGACCTTGCCGGGCTTGAACATGCCGGGCTCGTAGGGCTTCGCGTCGTCCGGGACGATCTGCAGATACTCCGGGTTGGTGGAGATCTGGTCCTCCGTGAGTCGCGCGAGCCGCCCTGTCATCGTGTTTCGCGTGTTGAAGGTCTGACCGCTCATGGGGGTGAGTCTAGGGCATATTCCAGCCCGGGTATGTATTGGCGCGAAAAATCAGGGCTGGTCGGTCGCCATGTTGAGCAGCATCTCATTCGGCACGGTCTGCAGGTAGCGGGTGGGGCGCCCCTCGGCGTCCGTCTGGGTGAAGCGGCCGCCACGTCCGAGGCGCACCTGCGTGGAGTTGGGGCCCGCCGACCAGCCGACCAGAAGCCCCCGTACTGCACCGGCCGTTCGTCGGACTTGGCCCATCGTGGCGCCCCAGCACTCCACCACGGTCACCATGAGCTGCGGCTGGTCCTCCTCGCCGGCCAGGCTGCGGTCCTCGAAGGTGGGGGTGACGTCGCCGAACGAAACCACGATGTAGGGCTTCACGAGCTGCGAGTCGTCGTCGCGCTCAAGCTCCTCCTCCTCGGGGACGGAGTCATAGATCCGTCCCCCGCACAGCACGCTGAGTCGGGTGATGATGGCTTCCTGCTCTGCGATCCCGTCGAGACTCATGCGGGCATCCTACCGCGGGCTCTCGCCGCGATACATGATCCCCTCGAGCCGTTCGCGCAGCCGCTCGCGCGCGATGACGTAGGCACGCGGCAACGCCTTCGCGGGCGGGATGTTGCCGGGGCCGAAGCCGGGCTCGTCCTGCTCCCGGAAGTAGCGCTCGAAATTGGCGCCCCACCAGCCGAACACGCCCCAGGTGCGCTTGGCCTTGCGGTCGCGCACCTCGTAGGAGATCGAGCCGACCATGTTGCCGGTGTCATGCCGGCCAGGGAACCCGCCGCGCTCCTCGCGCTCGCGGCCGGTGGGAGTGACGGCGTCTTCCAGGAAGTCCTGGGTGAGAATGGCACCCTCCTCGATGCTCATCTCGAGCGCATCGATCGCGCTCGACTTGAGCACCTGGGCGCGCTCGGAGATGCGGCGGCCGAGCACCTGCGGGGTGCGTCCGCCCTTCCAGCCCGAGGTGACCTTCGCCATCTCAGCGGCCCGTCAAGACGGTGGCCTCGAAGATGTGATCCCAGGCCAGGCTGCTCGAGAACGCATCCCCCAGGGAGAATACGAGCGCCTCGAGCTGCGGATCGTTGCCGCCGTTGAGCACGCGCAGCCGCAGCCCGCCGCGGAGGGTGGTACCCAACTCGGGGGCGATCCGCTTGAGCTGGAAGCGGATGCTCTGGATGCCGGTCGCCTGCTGACCGACCGTGACCCGCCCGGGGCTGCGGATCGGCTGCACGATCGCGCCGTTCTCGCCGGAGTCGTAGACCAGAGCCGCCGTGGGGAAGCCGCCCGTATCGGCGGTCGGGTCGTAGTTGCCGAGCGTGCCGGCGCGCTTCGGGTCCCAGATCTGCACCCGGGCGCTCATCCACGCCTCGAGCGCCGGGCGCATCGCCTCGGCGATGCCCGGCAGGTCGACCGAGGTGGCGCTCGGCCCGAACGCGAAGACGCCCATCTCAGATGACCAGCGGCAGCGTCGGGTCGAGCGGGACGTCGCGGATCGTCAGCGGGTGCTGCGGGAAGAGGGCGGGCTGCCCCATGGCGGGGCCGACCGAGACGATCTTGATGAACTCGCTGGCGGCCTCCACGTCGCCCGCGGCGTCCGCCTCCTCGATGTCGGCGATCAACTCACGGAGCGCCCGCGTGATGGCGGCGCCGTCCACCGAGAGGTCGGCCGAGGACCACTTCTTGAGCTGCATCGCCGGGGTCATGGCGACCATGCGAAGCACGCGGATGGCGACCTTCGCCGGGCTGAGTCCCAGGCTCAGGAACGCGGTGATCTCGTCGTCCGAGATCCACAGGTAGGTGCCGGTCTGGTTCGGGTCCGTGCCGGTGATGTCGGTGGCGTCGGTGTCCTGGATGAGGAGCCGCGTCTTGCCGATGTCGGTGGTGAAGTCGACGGGGACGTGCCCGATGTTGGCTGCCATGGCGGCATCCTACCCTGGAACGGCGGAACCCCCGCGGATTGCGTGTGACCGACTACCTGCGGGGGTTCCTGTCAAACGGAGTAGGTTCGACGGCGCCAGCATACACGAAGGCCCCCCACCTTTCGGTAGAGGGCCTCGCGTGTGGATGCTGGTTACGAACCGGCGCCCGTGGTGTAGCCGATGGCCGTGTTCCAGAGCGAGGACGCTCCGGTGACGTGGCGGACCTTCGACACGACCGAGTCGCTGTCGAAGTCGCCGTCGGCCTCGGGGTTGATGTCCCCACCACCGTTGGCGCTGCGGGCATTGGAGTCCTTGATCCAGAAGGACGGCTCCGGGTAGCCCTGCAGGCGGTTGCGGGTGAGGACGGGCAGGTCGTCGGCACCGGCGACGGGAACGATGATCGCGCCCTTGCCGATGGCGGGCCAGATCGACCGCAGCCACTTCCAGCCGATGACCTCGACCTCGGCGCCGTAGTCGACCGTCTCCTCCCACGAGTAGCCGCTGGTGGCGCCCGGGTTGCGGACGATGCGGCGACCCTGGATGCCCTGCCGGATGAGCGGGGCGTTCGGGATGGAGGTGAGCACGACGAACTTGGCGTAGTCGACGTCCTGGCCTTCGACCTGGACCGCCTGCAACTGCGCGATGGCAGCCGCCAGCTCGACCGGGTCGAGCAGGTCCGGGTTGCTCGTCAGCGCCGTGGCGCCGTTGAGGCCCTCGCCCGCGGCCGTGGCGAAGCCCGCGGGCTTGACCAGCAGCTTGGCGACGCGGATCTCGTTCTCGTTGGCGGCGTGCCGACCGAACATGGCGATGCCGTCGCGGAGGAGGTTGACGTTGGTCCCTCGGGAGTTGACGATCGCCTCCCAGTCCACGCCGAACGCCTCGCCGGCCTTGGTGACCTTGCCCTTCTTGCCGGACGCCTGCAGTCCGATCTGGGGGTAGCCCTCACGACGGCCGATCTGCGGGAGTCCGCCCTTGACGAACGTCTCGCCATCGTTGGTGGCGGGGATGTTGTCCTGGTTGAACCCGTAGAGGTTGTACTCCTCCTCCTTGTCGATGCCGCTCAGTTCCCAGAGCGTCGTGAAACGCTCCGCGACCTGGGGGATCTCCTTGTAGTAGGAGCGCAGGCTCCGCACGAGCGCGGGCTGGAGCTGCGTGGGCAGGTCTCCGTAGGCGATCGACTCGGAGAACTTGATCTGGGCCTGCTCGACCTGGCGACGAGTCGGCAGCGGGCCGTTCGGCGTGGCCGACTTGCCTTCCGCCAGACGCCAGAGCTGCAGAGCCTCGAGCTGCTTGAGAGTGGGCATGTTCGTGTCTCCTTACACAGCCTGCACGATGGCGGTTCCGGGAACGAGCTGAACCCAGGCGTCGTCACCGGTTGCGACCTTGGGCCGATCGAGGAATCCGATCGGGATGTTGTTGCCGACCGTGAGGGTCGGTGCGCCTGCGATGCCGGCTGCCTTGAGGACGGTCTGGCCGTCCGTTCCGGTGCCGGACATGCCGGAGATGCGGACCAGCGCGGCCATGTCGACCGTGGCCCAGTAGTTCCCGTCGGCCCGGAGAACCGGGGTGTCGAGGACGACTCCGACCTTGGCGCCGACCTGGGTGATCTTGCCGATCGCGGCTGCGACCGAGCCGCCCGGGAGGGAGGCCGGCGTCGCGCCGAGGTTGACTTCCTTGACCCAGATGGATGCCCAGTTGGCGGAGTCCTTGACGACGTTCTGTGCCATGGCTTACTCCTTCTCGCTCACGAGGGCGTCGAACGCCTCATCGATCTTGCCCTGGTCGACGCGCGACTCGGTCCCCAGGGGGTTGCCGGTCGTGTCGTCGCTGGTGTAGCCGAACTCGAAGACCGAGCCCGACTTCTGCTCGGCGAGCTTCTCCGCCAGGCGGCGCTCCACCTCCGCATCGATTCCGGCCTCGCGCGCCTTCTCCGCGGCGATGGCGCCCTCGAGCGCCTCACCCCGGGAGAGTCGTGCGTAGACCTCTGCGCGTCCTGCCTCGGACAGCCCCGCCGTGATGACGGCCTCGGTCTGCTGACCGAGGGAGGGCTGCTCGGGAGCGGGATCGCTGGTGCGCAGAGCTTCGGCGACCGCGGTGGCGGCAGCGGCGTTTGCCGTGCGCTCCACGAGAGCCTGGATCTCCTTGTCGTCCATCGAGTTCTCCTCTTGGGTATTCCGCGGCGGGGTTGCCTCGGAAGTCTTCTCACGCTTGCCGGCGAGGTCGACGGCGAACGTCGCGGCCTCTCGGATCGTGGTGTGTTCGACCAGTTCCTTCGCGCTCTCGAGAGCGAGCGACACGATCGCGCCGTCCGCGCCGGGAGCCTCTACGAAGTCGACCGAGTTGTAGGGCGATTCGCTCATGGACAGGAACCGCTTCACGATCGGCACGCCGCGCTCGCTGCGCTTGGTGACCATAACCGGCTCATCGCGCGAGTCGCGGATGATCTCGCCATCCTCGTCAGTGGCGGGGATCTGCTCGAGTTCGACCGCGGCCGAGATGCTGGTGCCGATCACGTCGGCGAACTGGCGCAGGAAGTCGGTGGCCTCGCCCTCACGGACGCGGGCCTTGGCGTACATGCCATCCTCGCGCTTGGTGGGGACGGAGGTCGTCTTCGCCATGATGCGGCGCACGTCGCCACCGGCCTCGCAGAGCCCGTCGTGATTGGCGCGCATGCGGGTTCCCGGGGGGAACGCCTCGGCGAAGTCGCGGGCGATGGCGGCCACCGGGTAGTCGCCGCTTGAGCCTTCCACGACGTCGGCTCCGGGCTCCCAGCCCATGAGGCGGACCTCGATCTCGGCACCGCTGCCTTCGGGGACCACAGCCCGGGTGCCCTGGCGGTAGCCCGTGCTCTCGTGGATGACCGTGCTCATAGACCCAGAGCATACATGCCGACACCGGCATGCGTGAGCGCCACGCGATTACTCGTCGTCGTCGTGGTCGTCCTTCGAGCCGCCGCTGCCGTCGTCGGCGCCCTGGCCGGAGCCCGTGGTCGCGCCGGCATTGCCCGCCGTGCTGTCGGTGATGGCCCCACGTTCCGATCGCGGCTTCCAGTGCTTCGGCAGCTCACCCGGGTCCGCGATGTCCATGACGGCCGCCACCGCCTTCTGCAGCGTCTCGCCCTCGAAGACCTCCATGGCGTCAACCAGGGTCCATGCCTGCATGATGCGCTGCAGCGTGTCGGTCGGGAGATCCCGCCAGGTGGTGACGAGCTGGCGATCGAGGCCGTAGAACCGGAACAGCCGCACCATCTCGTCGTCCCACTCGCCGCGTCGCACGGCGGCCGTGGCCTTGGCGATCGGGTCGAGCGTCTGCGCGGCGGCGTTGGAACCGGTGGCTGCCGACGGGTTCGACAGCAGCGCGAGGAGGGAGACGCCGAGGCCCGCCGCGATGGCGCCGGCCAGGCCGTTGCCGCTGGCGAAGTCGTAGCCCTTGCCCGCCGAGGCGAGCGGGGTGAGCGTGTTGCCGGAGCCTTCCAGATAGGCCGAGCCCGCCTGTCCGGGGGCGGCCACCTCGGCGGAGGCATTGGCTCCGGCCTTCGCGTTGTTGACCGTGATGCGCCACGCGAGCTTGGCGAGGGAGCGGCTCATGACGTAGCCGTTGACCAGGAACTCCTTGTAGAGCCGAGCCCAGGCGATCACGCACAGCGCATCCGGCACGCCGAACGCCCAGCCGACCTGGCGGTTGAATGCGAAGTCGAGCATGGTGTAGCCCAGCTCGGCGGTCTCGGGGCCTCGGCCCGCGGTGCTGATCGTGGGGCGCCGGTCCTCGACCGGGAGCATGTCGGTGTAGTACCACCGGGTGCGGGTCTTCGGGCTCTCGGTCTGGTCCTGCGGGTTGATGGTCCAGGTGCGCCGGTAGGCCCAGATCTCCTCGGAGTTGTTCGGGTTGTGCAGCGCCCCGGTGATCTCCTGCAGTTGCACCCGCTGGATGCGCTTGTCGGAGTCGCGGCCGAGCAGGAAGACCGTGCCGTCGGTGAAGGCCGCGCGCTCGAGTTCGGCGTGCGCCTTGTTGCCGAAGATGTAGCGGGTCGCCCACGGGGTGCGGGTGAGGTCGTCCACCCGGGCGGTGAGCGGCTTGATCGCGCGCGGGGCGGTCTTGTTCCGGCAGGAATACTCCACACCCCCAGCCCAGACGTGGGCGGCGCGGATGCGGGCGCCGTTGCCGATGAACGGGTTGCCCGCCACCAGCTCGCGGAGCTGCTTGGAGGCTTCCTTCACCTGGCGCAGCGTCAGGCCGGCATCCTCGTCATACTCGAAGATGTTGGTCCAGCCCTGCGCGTCGAGCATGAGGTCGATGTTGGTGAGCGCCTCGTGCATGGAGATGCGGCTGCCGTCGGCCCCGTCGATCTGGAAGTTCTCGTGCTTGAGGGCCATCTGATCGAAGAGGCCCTCGATCTCGCGCAGCTCGTGCTCGAGGTGCTGCTCCCGCGGGCTGGGTCCCAGAATCCGATCGATCACACGGGTCTTGGGCGCTTCGCGGGCGGGGCTCATGGGCCGATTGTAGGGGATTTCAGGCCGTTTGCCCGTTTTCGGCGCGATTCCGGGCAATGAGAACGCCCCTCCGGCGTGGATTGGCCGCGAGGGGCGTTCGGGAGCCTTGACAGGGTTCTCTACCGGCTAGGCCGGGTGGGAGTCCTTTGGACGGAAGATCCTTAGCCGCCGCTCCTGACTGCAATCATGACGAGCGAGCAAGCCCGCATCGGTTCCCACAGTAGCGCTAGACGGGCATCCCCGCCATGGATTCGATCTCATCCCACGGGTCCTGCAGCACGACGTCGCCGACGTCCTTGCCGGCCAGCGGGTCATCGATCAGGGTGCGGGCCTTCACGCCGTAGCTGAACACGACTGCGTCGAGGTCGTCAGGGCTGGTGACGCCGCGCTTGCGGGCGTCCTTCTTCGACTCGATCTGGATGGCTCCGCGGGTGTCGAAGTCGTAGCGCACGGCGAGGAGCTGCGTCTTGAGATCCTTGCCGATCTTGCGCCCCTTGTCGTCCTCCTCGGTGTAGTCGAGATCGACCTCGTTATTGAGCATCCCCTCGCGGAGCATGTCGTACCAGTAGGCGCGCGCGTTGTGCCACCGGGAGGGGTCCGGGCTGCGCTCTGACGCCTTCGCGCGCACGGCGAAGTAGTAGCGGTCGCTGCGCGCCTGGATCGCGCGTGAGGGGCCGGCGCCGACGCCGATGGCGTCCATGACGACGATATTGGCGTCCGTCTTGATGGCGATGGCGTGGGTGCGCTCCACGTTCTGCTCGCCATCGTTCCAGGTGCCCTTGTGGCGGATGCGCCCGCCCAGGTTCAGGAACGCCTTCGAGTCGTCGTCGCCACCGTCGGCGAAGTCGACGCCGAGGATGCGGTCCTCGCTGTCGGGCTCGGTGATCTGGGTGTTGGAGGCCCGGTTGATCGCCACCTGGGAAAAGAAGCACCAGTCCGCGGTGGTCGGGAACTCGCCCATCACCTTCGAGGCGTAGCGTGCCGATTCCAGCCCCCACTGGCGCTCGGCGGTGGCGACCCAGGCGGGGTCGATCATGCCGGAGGTGAGCATCTCCTCCTGCAGCGTGGGGTCCTCGTAGACGATCTCGCCCGTGAAGGTCGGCAGATCCTTTGCGGCGATGGTGGTGGTGACCCAGTCGGTCTCGTACTTGTCGTCCTCGAAGAGGGCCTGGAAGCGCGTGCCGGTCGTGTCGGGGTTTCCGATGACGGCGATCTTGTTGTCACCGGCACCCGTCGTGACGGCCTCGGCCGCGTCGAAGAGGTCATCGTGGACCGCACCACCCTCATCGATGAAGACCCAGGTGGAGGTGTCATTGTCGGCGACGGCGCGGATGCCCTGGAAGGTGCCGACGATGTTGGTGCGGGGCGGGGTGCGACCGAGAACCAGCGTCTTCGCCTTGCTCTTGGAGTCCTGCCGCCAGTTCCAGCGGTTCGAGTCGGTGAGATAGCCGGGAAGCTCGAAGCCGCGCGATCGGGCACGGCGCATGTTCTTGTCGATGTAGGAGAACAGGCCCGACTTGATCTGCTCCTCGGTCGGTCCCGACATGATGATGAGCAGCTCGCCCGGCTCGTGGACGTCGATGCCCCAGGTCGCCAGCTCGGCGTAGAGGCGGGTCTTGCCCGTACCGTTCGCTGACTTGGTGGCGGTGCGGATGTGGGTCAGGAAGTTGGCGACGATCTCGCGCTGCTTCTCGTGCCAGCGGTAGCCGAGCCGGTCCCACAGCCACGCCTCCGGGTCGCGCCGGTAAAGGTTGCGCAGGGCCGCCTTGCGCACCCCGGTCATGACCGAGTTCTCGAGGCCGATCACATATCCGGCCGCGTCACCGTTGAGGTCGATCTGCGGCCCCAGCTCGAGGCTCACTACGCGACCTTGGACTGGATGACCTGGAACGCCTTCGGGATCGACGCCTCGACCAGATCGTCCAGCTCCTTGCGGGTGATCTCGGGGTGGTTCTTGCCGAGTTCGATGGCGAACCGCTCGCCGAAGATGGCGATGGCGGCCACCATGACGTCGGCGTGGCTCTGTCGGAGTTTGGCCGATTCCCCGTCGACCTCCTCCTGCATCTCCTTGACGGTGACGCGCCACTCGCGCAGCACCCGCACGAGCGCGTTGGCGAAGGCGGCGTTGGAGCCGACCTCCACGATCTCGCCGTCCTTGCCGATCTTGATGTCTGTGCCCTTGACGCGCTCGAAGAGGACGTTACGCAGCTCGATCAGGTCGCGCAGCAGCAGCGCGTTCTGCCCGGTACGGCCGAGCCAGTCCTGCGCGTTGAGAATCTCGCGCACCCGCTGGGCGCAGCGCTCCGGCGACATCGTCTCGATGTTGAGCTGCTCGGCCAGCTCGTTCGGGGTGATGCGGTGGTTGGAGGCCACGATCTCGAGGAGGCGGGCGTCGAGCCCCGACAGCTCGCCGTTCTCGCCGGGCTTGTGGTAGAGGTCGACGGTGTCGGTCATGCCGAGATCTTACAGGTCGTCCTCGTTCATAGGCTCGACTTCGGACTCGAATGCCTCGGCGGGCAGCGGCGCCGGCCGATCGCCCTCGCGGATGGTCACGACCCCCTTGCGGGCGATGGTGGTGTGCATCGGGCTGGTGGCGGCGGTCTCGGCAGCCGAGACGGGCTCGGGGATGGCGAGCGGCATACTGACTCCTTCGACGGGTCCGTAGAGCTTCTCGAGCGCGTCGGCGATCCGCTCGAGCGCGACCACCTGGCGGTGCTGCAGCGTCATGAGCCGGACTCCTCGAGATGGCCAGTGACCTCGAAGGCGCGCACCTCGAGCTTGAACCGCCCGCCCATGTCGTCCAGCATGATCGTGTCCTCCTCGAGAGTGACGAGGCCCGCGGCCACCATCTCTCCGGTCAGCAGGTGGACGGCGAGGTCTTCGCGCGTGGTCATGGGGTCTCTCTCTCGATGGGGTGATGGCGCAGCCGCTTCACGGCCGCGACGATGGTGCGCCCGGACAGCCCGGACTTGAGGATGGCCTTGGTGTTGCCGTGCGGGTCGAGCTTGAGCGCCTGGACGATCCAGTGGACCGAGCCCTTGCCGTAGTAGACGGTCTGCAGCACCTCGATCGCGCGACCGTCGGCTCCGGTGTTGTCGAGGCTCATCGGATGCTCACGAGGTACTCGGAGAACATGCCGGCTGCGACGCAGATGGCGATGGGGACGACGGGGATGAGCCAGAGCTTGCTCCGCTTCGGCGGGCGCTGGTAGAGGCGGTCACGGCTCATCATCGGGCTCCTGATCTTCGGCGATCTCGGCGCGGCCCGCGGCCTGCGGGAGAACGTAGGCGAACACGATGTAGAAGATCACGAGGGCGCCAGCGAGAAACGCTGCCGCGCCGACCAACCACCAGATGCTCATGTCAGCCCCGCTTCTGCTCGTCGTGGCGGAGCTGCTCCACGATCGCGCCGCCGAGGTCGAAGCCCGACTCGTGCGCGAAGCGGAAGCAGGCGATCACGGCCTGTGCGATGTCGTTCGGCACGCCGACGATGTCCGGGATCGTGCCGACCGAGTCCACAGGCAGCACGATGTCGTTGACGCGAGGATCGTAGCCGAGGGCCAGGTGATCCATCGATTCGATCACGCACTCGAGGATGACCTCCGGGGTGGCAGCCCCACCCGGGCGACCGATGACGTCCTGCATCACGGTGGCGACCTCCATGAAGTCGGCCGCGAATGCAGGACTCATCGTGGTCACAGCCAGATCCCACCCTCGATGACGTTGCGGAACGGTTTGCGCTGACCCACGAGCCGGCGACCCCGCGCCAGGCGGAACATCTGCCGGGCATCGGGCAGCAGGTCGCCGCGGTCGATTCGCTCCTGGGCCACCTCGCGCGCGAAGGTGCGCCGATTGGCGCGACCCTGGCGGCGGTAGCGGGTCCGGGTGCCCATCAGAAGCCGTCGCCCAGGTTCGGGTCCTCGGCGCCACGCGGGTCGCTCGAGGCAGGGATGGCCGGGCCGCTGCGGGTCGGGGCGCCGATCGGGTTCGTGAGAGCGGGGACCAGCTTGGTCTCCTCCACCTTGTAGAGCGGCTCGTCCTCGGCCGACGGCTCCTCGACGGAGTCCGGGGCGACCACGATGGTGTCGCCACCGGAGGTGACGATCTCCTCCACGCGCGGCTGCTCGGCCGGGGTCTCGGCCTTCGGCGCCGAGGTGCGCTTGGCGCGGGGAGCCTTGGCGGGTGCGTCGTCTTCGGAGAGTTCGAGCTGGCGGGCGGTGAGCGAGTTGACCGAGATGACCGCGCGCTTGCCTGCGGTCTGCAGGGCCTTGAACGCGGCCAGCGCGTCGGCAGGGGTGCCGTCGGCCACGCCGTTCTGCTGCAGCCGGGTGGCGGCGTCGCGGATGATCGCCTGCACCCGCTCGACGCGGCGCTCGCGCTCCTTCTCGACGGCCGACTTCTGCGGGGCCGGTGCCGGCTCGAACTCGGCGAGCAGCGCGGTCACGTCGCGCTTGGTGGGTGCGGCGGTCTTCTTGCCGGCTTCGGTCTGGGCGGTCTCGACGCCATGGGGATCGGTCACGGGGTGGTCCTTTCGTTGGCCCGCGTCTGCGGGGTGTGGCTCACACCCTGGCACGCCTCCGCGGGGCGGTCAAATGCCGTGTCGGGAATGTGTTACGAGATGCCGCCCGGGAAGAAGAACTCGCTGGGTTTGAGCCTCACCTGCGCCGCGTATCGCGCGCTCATCACCAGCTTGTCGATGTCGCGGAATGCTTCACTGGCGTACTTCTCATCGAAGAATCGGTAGCCATCCTTCGGGAACGGCTTCGGCAGCGTCGTCACCACCGGGGCGACCCCGGGCGGCGTCTCGCGCGCGTCGATCATCGCCCCATCTCCCCGATGGCACGCCGCAGGCGCTCGATGGCGGTCTCTTCGGCGGCCTTACGGCGGCGCTGCTCGAGGTGGGTCTTCACCATCTGGCGGCTCAGCTTGAACACCTGATCCTCCCGGTACACGGGCTGGGTTGTGTGCATGCCTTCGTGCCACCCGTAGTCGTGGGTCCTCTTCTGCCGGAGCTTCTTGAGGTGCCGTTTCAGCGCGGCGGCGTCCCAGAGCTGCAGGTTGCCGAGCGGCCGGTTGCCGTTGTGGTCTACGAGGAGGCTGGGCAGCGAATCCACCTGGAAGCGCCAGGTCATGCCGGCGGGCGGGTCGATGGGGATGCTCTTGTCACGGTTCATGCCGGCCAGCATCCTCCGCCTCGGGGACGGCGTCAAATGCCTCGGGCGGCATGAGAAGGCCCCTGGGCGAGCATCGGGGGGAAGCTCGAGCACCAGGGGCCGGGGAATCCCCATTCCCGCGATCTGTCCCGTGACGGCCGGATCGGTTGCGGCCAGGGTACACGAAACCCCCGGACTTTGCGGGGCCATTTCGCATCCGGGGGTTTCGTTGCCTGGTGAGAGCAGGCGTGACAGTGGCGACCGTCGCTCGCTCCGCAGGACTCGAACCTGCAACCTACTGGTTAACGGCCAGTTGCTCTGCCAATTGAGCTAGGGGCGAATGGAGCCCAGGCCCGCGAGGTGTTGATCCTCGTTCCTCCACGAATGGTGTTGCCTCATCACCGCAACTCCGGGTCCGCGCTCTCGACCATCATGCCGCGCAGCGGCTTCGGGGTCAAGCCGTCGGCGAGAGCGGCGCCAGTGGCCAGGTGTCGCGGGGGCCGTCGTAGAAGTTCCACGGGATGACCATCTGCCGATCGAACGCCAGCCAGCCCACGTTGTGTACGACCTGCCAGAACCGCCGCGAGGCCAGCCCCGGGCGGTAGCCGGCGCGGCCGTAGCGCAGCCCGGCGATCACCTCTTTCCGACTCACGGGCTCACCGTCCGGTACTTGGCCGCCTGCTCCGGCGTCAGCGGCCGGGTGATGGTGTCGTACACCCGTTCCCGGCTGTAGGTGATCGCCGGGCGCCCGTCCGGGTCGAACACCATCTGGCGGTAGGTGATCGTCGCGGCATGGTCGGGGCCTTCCACCTCGAAGCCCTCCTCGAATACGAGGGTGGCATCCACCGGGGGCTCGAGGGAATCCAGCAGCTCGATCGCCCGCGCGTTGTGGCGAAAGCGCCCCAGCACCGGATTGTCGGTGGGCGTGTTCGCCGCCACCAGGGACGCGATGCGGCCCTTCACCTTCCGCAGGCTCCGGGCGTTCTCGGCGTGGATCTCCTCCGGCGTGGTGGGCGGCGCCGGGACGGCCGGCGCGATGTCGCTCATCGGTTCGCCCCCGCGATCATTCCCGCGATGCAGGGCGGGCAGAGCTCCCCGTCGTTGCCGGAGTACCATCCCACCTCGCCGCGCACCAGCAGGGCGAACGGGTTGTAGTCGGGCTCCGTGGTGCGGACCTTGCCGCAGTCGTCGCAGGTGACCGCCTCGGCTGCGGGTTCGGTGGTGCCCTCATCGGGCGTGGTCGTGATCTCGGTCATGTTGTCGTTGCTCTCCGTCATGGGGGCGAGGGTACACCCCGGGTGGGGGTGGTGTCATATGTCGATGAGGGGATGCTTCGCGCGTCCCAGTCCATCGCTCAGGCGCCAATGCACCCCGGCCTGCTCATACTCGGCCCGGCTCGGGTATGCCGCCCGCAGCGGCCCCCAGAAGGCGCTGGATTTGCCGATGAACAGCCCGGCCATCAGACCGCCCCACCCCTCGGGCTCGATGACGCTCATCAGCCGCACCGTGCCGTAGCAGATACCGCCGAAGAACACCGTGCTGCCCACCTGCAGCCGCCTCTGGCGTGCTCGCTCCATGGCGACAGGCCGCAGCCTGCGGGCTACTCGCGTGGGGATTCGCATGAGGGGAGGATAGCCCGGTTGGGGGTGATTTGGGCGTTTTCCGATTTGAAAATCTACTCAGGGGCTAGATGCCGGCCGCAAGGCCATATCTGAGGATCTTTCCGATTCTTTCCCTGCCCGCGAAAGCTTTCGAGCGTGCCCGGTCTATAGCCCACGGCCTATGGGTGGCGCCCTCTCGCCATGCCGGCGCCCTATGTAACGGAATGGTAACGGTTATGCTGAATGGGTGGTGCTCCCCATGCCTAGGGCATAGGATGGCTGTAAGCCAACCGGCCCCAACCAACCCTAGGGAGAGTCATGACCACCTATCGCAACGCGCGCCCGTCGCGCGCTCAGCGTGACCCCGGTACGGATGCCGCCATGCGCGCGCGTCGTGCTGAGCGTGCCAACCGTGAGGCTGAGCGCACCACCACCACCACCCCCGACTGGGATGCACTCGCTGCCGAGCTGCACACGCTGCCCGTGGGGGTGGCCCGATGAACGCGCGCGCCCGGTCCTACGTGGTGCTGCCCCATGGGGGCTACCCCGACACGGCATCCGACTACATCGAGTGCGCCACGCGCGCCGACGTCGAGGCGCAACTCATGGACTACGGCTGGATGTACAACCCCGCGGTGACAGTCTTCATTGTCACCAAGGATGAGACCCCCGCGGATGTCATCCACGAGTTGATCCAGTCGAGTGACCCCTACCCCGATTGGGTAGTCGAGCGTGGCCCCCGTGGCGGCATCCGTTGGGAGCGTGCCTGATGTGTGAGGCGTGCGCCTACCGGGCAACCCATGGGTACGGCTTCCCCGCTGTCGACCCCTGCCCCCACCGGCTCGACCCGTGGCACGGCTCCCGCTAATCCGGTTCACTAGTCTGCCTCCCCATGCCCCTACCGGCATGGGTGGGCGGGCGGGCTAACCGGCCCATACTCCAAACAGAATGGATCTCACCATGAGCACCCGAACGATCGTAGAGCGCACCATCCCGGCGCGCGACCTGCCCCGCTATGTCGGATGGCAGGCCAACGGCATCATGCGAAACGATGGCCGTTTCGCGTGGGGGCCGATTCTCGAGGCCACAGACCACGAGAGCCCGTCGCCCTATTACCCGGGTGAGGTCATCCGATCCGTCAACCTCGTTATCAACCGCACGGTACAGAACCCCGGCCATGGCGTGACAACCGTTCCCGACGGTGCCCTCGTGCCCCTAGTCAATCCCAGCGGCGAGAACATGGTGACGGTCTCCCACGGTGCCGAGGTCGAGACCGCGGGCGATGAGCACCCTGCCACCTGCCGACTCTGCTACCCCGTGGCCGTCATCATGCCGGACGCTTTCCCCGGCTACGTCTTCCCGTGCGAGTCGATCGACCCCGTGCGGTGGAACGGTTGGGCATGCCCCAATTTCACCCGCGAGCAGGGCATGGCACTCGTGGCAGCGTCGCTCGATCCGGAATGTGAGGGTGACCCCGTCACCTATGACGCCGAGCGGGATCTCTTCATCGTCACCAGTGAGGGCTACCCCGACGAGCCCGACGAGTACGGCCCCATGGCGAACGGGCTCTACCCGATCGGTTCATGGGCGTGGTGCTGGGAGAACGCGCGATGATCGCCGGATACCGGTCGCGCACCTATGACGGGCGCGCCGTAACCGGTCTGGATGGTGCCGAGATCGCCGACACTCTCGAGGGTGGCACGACGTTCTATCGCACCCCCCGGGGTATCTCCACACTCATCCCGCAGGATCGCACCCCACGCCGCGCCCGCATGCGCGCCGGTACCGTCGACCACGTCGACCGCTGGGGTAACTCCACTCGTTTCCGTGTGGTCGAGATCCTCCGAGCCGAGAGCGTGTGCGGCCCGCGTCCGACAATCTACGGGTGGCGCGCGGCGGATGCCGTTGAGGTGCTCGCATGATCTCCCACCCGCCCGGCGTGCCCATTCCGCCCCGCAGCACTCCCGCCCCCCGGGTCATCCACCCGGCGCCGGCCAGCCATAGCTCTCAGGCCGGCATCGCGTCCTGGTTGTACCCCATTTACCCGACGGGCGGATAGATCCCGGATTTCACGCGGTTGAGGGTCTCTTACAACATACCTATGTGTATATATAGCGATCATATACGTGTGATTACATATACATATGATCTATATATAACTACATAACTATAAAGAGAATAGACAATGTATCTGTCAACAGTGTTGACACCCCGTAATCACTGGCAACCACCCCTCCCCAGCAAACCCCCAGAATCCCCGTAAACTCAACTCCACACACCAACCCTTATGGTCCACTGACCTAGCAACCCCAGACAATTTCCCCAAACGTATGGACAGACCGCATACATGGGGGTAACCTGGCACCAGGCCATAAGCGATAGCAGCCGAAACGGGGTTTAGCACCATTTCCCGATTTCGGCCCTACAACTCCACACCATCCCGCAGTACCCCACTCACAAAGGAGATAGCACCATGACCAGCACGACGAGCATCAAGGATGTACGGCAGGCTTTCGAGGCCCTGCGCACGGCGGTGGCAGCCGCAGGCATCACCCAGGCGGTGCGGTTCGAGAACTACAACGCGCCGCAGGGCACGCCGGAGCGTTACGGGGAGGTCACGCTCACGGCGGAGAACCTGAGGATGCAGGAGGGGAGCCCGACCTACGGGCGCGCGTTCCGCCTCTACTTCGTCGGGCCGCACGGGGCGCACTACAACACCACCCCATTCAGCGAGTACCTGGGATGGACACGAGCCGAGGCAGAGGACAAGCTGCGCGGCATCGCCCAGGGGATCTACGCGGCACGCGAGGCGGCGCCGACGATCTCGGAGGATCTCATCACCCGGGCACGCGCCGCGGTCGCATCCGACGCGCAGCTCCACAGCACGGACTT